CCCCCTCACGGGGGTTCCCACGTTGAGTAATACTACTTGACACCCATCGGTATGTTAAAAACGACTGAAAAGACAACACAACACAACGGGTACTCCGTTAAAGGTCGGGTTTCGTATAATCGAGACCCAGTCCCTAATTGGAATCCACCCATTGCTGAGAGGCTCGACGTTGAGTTTCACCAATATCCCGTTACACGGGAATATAGTAAGCTCATGTCGGACTCTGTGTGGGTTAAGGATAAATGGAAGAACTGCCAACACCATTCGATAAAATTTGGTGGTGGCACCATTGTCCCTAACACTGTCGGCTTTCCGTTAATTCTAAAAAGTGCAACCGATATCGGTCATTATACCGGTATGGCTGCACCCTATGAATTAGCGTATAGCGGACTGGCCTTTTCAACGTTCGGGCCCCTGGGAGATCATTTTACTGATCTTCCAGACCTACTTCAGGACGAGGCGGAAGGGGACGGCTTTGTGCCGAAACCACCTCTCTTAGATACCTACATTAATGCTTCATTAAGAGCAATGATGCCAGGTATTCGCGGAGAATTATCGTTAGTCAATTCGCTCATAGAGCTTAAAGACTTTCGATCTTTGCCTCGTACGGTCCTCAGACTTAAGGACTTCGTCTCAGGTTTGGCTAGCGTTGTAAAACGCAAACCTAAACTCAAGAGCGGAGCTCGCCAGATTAGGAGCAGATTTTCTGCCTCTAGTCCGACGATGTCTGAGTCGCTCGGGGTGAGCGCGGATAGTTATCTGCAAACGCAGTTTAACATCCTACCTCTCCTATCCGATATAAGCGGTTTAAATGCCGCTTTACGGCGTACTCGGAGTCGTGTAAACGATCTCCTAGTACGGCAGGGGAAACGTCAGATCAAGCACTTTAAACTGCTTGTTCCGATGAATCAGGCTACTGAAACATCTGGAGAAAAGTTATACCAGTTGCATGGAGGCCAGTTTGACGGATACATTGGTAATGGATCCGCTTCGACTGGTGCTTATGCATCACCGGCTAACTCTTTCAAATGCGTCAGGGAATTTATCCCTGACCAGTATGCTGAATTCCATGCTCAAGTCGAGTATAACTTTTGGTTTACTCGATTCCAAACTGAGAATGCTCAGTGGCTTGGCCTACTAGATGCTCTTGGGGTTAATCTTAACCCTGCGATTATCTGGAACGCCATTCCATGGACATTTGTCATTGATTGGGTCGTCGACATTAGTCGATGGCTCGATCAACGAAAAGTGTTGAACTTGGAACCTGCTGTTAACATATCGCGGTACATGTGGTCCTGGAAGTTCTCGCGTACTGTTCGACTTCGCATTGCTGCGAACTCCGAACTGTCGCCAGAGTTCCAAGGGTATGTGTACCTGCCGGATTTGGTGGAAACGATTTATCGTCGTGACCTCCAATTACCGACATATTCCCAGTTTTTAACTGGGAGCGGATTGAGCTCGAAAGAGCTTAGTCTTGGCGTCGCCTTAGCAATAACGCAAAGGAAACGCCACCAAACCCGCAGGAGTTGATCCTGCAAACGGGTTTAATCACCCGTCCGGTATATACCGGAAACGAGGGCGACAAGCTCTCGACCATTAAGCATGTTAACTAACACACTTAATACGAACGAAGTGAAGAACGCCGCCGGCACAGAAGTCGAGTTTACTCGGCTGAGTACCGGCGACCGCAAGACAGAATTCGCTATGATTAGCGAAACTCCTGCCCTCCCTAATCGAATGAACATTAGCCACATTGAGACTGGCACCGGTGTGAACCGGCGTCGGCGCTCTGTAGTTAGGTTCGATCGAACAACGGCGGGCGAAGTCGACACGACATTGAATGTCAAGTCGTCTGCCTACGTGGTGTTGGATTCCCCTATTGGGAATCTAACTGCGTCCACTGCCCAGAAAGCAGTACTCGCACAGCTTATTTCGTTTGTCGCGTCTTTAGGCGCGTCGACGACTATTCTGTACGATTGCACTGGCAATGGTGCTGATGTCCTTGTAAACGGCGGTATCTAGGGTTTAACCTAGTCGCCTAATTGCATATGCAATTCAAGTACATAGTTCTTCTGGTTCTATTTTGCGGTTGTGAAACTGCAAAATTCCCCGGCGAGTTGTCTTTAAGATACCGGCCTACGGTTGCTAAAGGTAGTAATACCTTTAGTAACGCGGAAAGGTCGTCTGGGTCCCTGGAAACACAAAGTTTTCCGGAACCCCCGCTGATTGTCCACACGAATATGTGGTAACCAGGGTCTTAAAGGCGCCTCGTAACAAACGGTACTGATCGAGTAGGTGAGAATGCGCAGTAGCTAGGTTCGTAAGCTTGGTTTCAAGCTCGCGAATCTTAACTTCGTGCCTTATCAATTCGGCAGTACTGTTTGTCTTGATTGTGGTAGCGGTTTTTCCGTTATTCATAATCATTCTTCGTTCTAGTCGTAGTGTTGGTGCATGCTCTAGGAGGAATACCTTATGGTATCCAATAAGAGCCTAGATGAAATAAAAGTCATCGAACACCTACTCTACGACGCTCACGTGTCTTGGAGTAGTTACTTCAACGCTCGGGCTTACCGGCTAACAGTTGCAAAACTGCGCCAGCGAGCTCGTGATGAAGGAGTGAGTTTTCTTACGAAAACTCTACCTCGATTGGGCAAGTGCCTTGATCAGGCGCTTGCAGGTGCCACAAAACTAACAGGAGCCGTCCATGGTTTTGATACCATGAATGGTTCTGAACTTCCTAGATTTCTAGGTGAGTTCTTTAGTCGTGTGCTCCAACCGACTGGGGAGGTCCTTCATAACCCTGACACACAATGCGTCAGCGTACTACGGCAAATATTATACTCGTTTTACAAGTATGAATTGCCCTATACAGAAACACAGACCCAACAGGTCATCGACAGTTTCAAAAAAACTGAAGATGATCTTATTCGTGTCGATGCTTCCAACGTTTTATTACGTTGCGCATTGCATGATCACTGCATCAAGAACAGAAGACGTCGAGTCTCTTGGGAGGATCTTAAAGATCCTTCCTGGATTCTTAAACAATCTTCTCAACTTGATATAGTTCGCGAAGCTCGTCTTCTCCTTTGGGAGTTATTCGAGCGGTTCGATCCTTATAATATCACACCTAGACATGGTCCCGGTGTCGTCTCTACAAAAGAGCGACTAGGAGCCAAGTTTATGTGGCGTAATGTTAGTAATCGAATCACAGAAGTTTATCCTTTTGATGCGTATTTCTGCGCATCTCAAGGACATGTCTGTGATATTGGTCATGGATTCGATTCCATAACTGATACGGATCATTCGGCGCAAGTTTTACTTGTTCCGAAAGATTCCCGCGGGCCTCGCCTCATATCATGTGAACCCGTTGATTTTCAATGGATTCAGCAAGGTTTGAGGAAGGCAATTTATGAGTTGGTGGAGACACATGAACTTTCAAAGTTCAATGTCTTCTTCACTAATCAGAAACCCAACCAGTGCGGTGCCCTATTAGGGTCCGCCACTGGTCGATACGCGACCTTAGACCTCAAAGAGGCATCTGATCGCGTTTCTGTTAGTTTAGTCCACCTATTGTTTCCAGACCACCTTCACAGGTTTCTGGATGCATCTAGGAGTGTTTCTACAGTGTTACCAAGCGGTGAGAAACTTATTCTCAGAAAGTTTGCCCCAATGGGATCAGCATTATGCTTTCCCATTATGGCACTCACTATCTGGGCGTTGCTCACTGCAAGTGCACCTGACGCGGATACTCGTGAGAGTATTCTCGTGTATGGTGACGACGTTATAGTACCAACCGCATTCGCGGAGAGCGCTATAAGCATCCTCGAGGCATTTGGTTTACTTGTAAACCGTGCCAAGAGCTGTATCCAAGGATCCTTTAGGGAATCCTGTGGCACCGACGCCTTCAAAGGCGTTGATGTTACTCCGGTCCGTTTCAGGACTGTTTGGAACGAGTCACCTCGTCCTGACGTCTATACCAGCTGGATTGCTTACGCAAACTCATGCTGGGATAAGCGGCTATATAGCACATACGAGTATATCGTAGAGAAATTGGTCTCGTTATTCGGACCAATACCCGACGACGATATGTCAAAGAAAACATATCCTAGTCTGCGCTATTCGCCTGCACGCAACGGGGACTTCCGCAAGAAAGTGGATAGAGACCTTCAAAAGGTCGTCTACCGCGTTCGAGTGGTGTCCTCTCCATCAGTAACTCAAGTCCTACCGGGCTGGAATATGCTCCTCCGTTATTTTACGGAAGCGCAGAACCCAATCCCATTAAGACCTGATGAATACCGAAAGGCATGTGTAGGGTATGAACCCTTACATGCTTTTGCAGTCAGTCAGTAC